GACACGAAGGTGTAGAGCACCACGCCGGGGAAGTCTTCGATGACGGTTTTGCCGATGCGAGATCCGAAGGTGGCACCGGAGCCTTTGGCGGCGTGGAAGAATCCGCCGGAGTTCTGGCAGGCGGTGTAAACTCGGAAGGTGGCGTAGCCGCTGTCCAGCATGCCGCACTCGGGGCGGACCTCCTGCCCGCTCGGGGTTCGGTAAATGCGGCGGGGTGAGTCGGCGAGGAGGTCTTCGATGGTGAGGGTCGTTCCGTAGTCTAGGACATAGCTCTGGCCGGTCATATCGAATGCAACCGTTGCCCAGTGCTGTTTGTCCTGGCCGATGTCGGCGCAGGTGACGACATGCGCGGGTTCGATAGGGCAGGTGCCTCGCGTGTAGTCGCCGCGCAGGGCGAGGATGTTGGCGTCGCCGATGCTGGTTTCGACCTGCTCCCACGGCATGGCCATGGTGCTGTTCGTGAAATCTTGCAGGCCGTTGAGCGTGTCCTTGTCGCGGAGGAATTTCACGGCCAGCGCGCCGAAGGTGCAGGAGCGCCACGGCGCGTAAAGGGAGTTGAGGTGGAAGGATCGGAATCCGCGCTGTGCTGCGGGGTTCGTGGATTGCCAGATGCCGCCTTGCAGGGCTTCGATTTTCTGGCCGTCGTTCCACTCGCCGCCGCACCGCTGGCAAATGTAGCGCGTGGACTCCTCGACGCGGGCCATGTTCCACTTGCCGGCAATCTTCGCCTCGGTGTCCCACTTGACCTGTTCCCACAAAAGCTCAATGCGGTCGTGGCAGTGCGGGCACTCGAGCATGAATTTTTCCTGAGTGCCTTTCAAAAATTCCTGCCATATCGCGCCGTCGGGCGTGGTGGGTGTGGAGGTCTTGACGCGAAGCGCGCCGACGAAAGACTTGGTGCGGTTCTCTGCGAGGAAGAGGGCGGAGGTTTCTTGGTCGGTCTCGCGGGCGAATTTGTCCACCTCATCCATGAGGAGCAAACCGGCGGGACGGCTGGCGAGGTTCGCCGGGGAGTTGCTGCCGACGAAGACGAGCGAGCAGCGCGAAAAATGCTGCTCGAGGTTTTTGAATTTGTGCCGGTCCGCTGGCTTCTGAGCGGCGAGTGTGGCGCTGTCGTCGAAGAGCGGGAGCCAGCGCGTCTCGGAGAAGCTGCGGGCGAGTCCCTCGGTGGGCATGACCCACACGACGGGCTGCGGCTTGTTGCAAATCCTCCACGCCGTGCCTGCCTGAACCATCGTCGTCTTGCCGGTCTGCGTTCCGAACACAAGCACGAGGTCGGAAACATCGACATCGCCGAAGCACTCGAGCGGCTCGCGGAGGTAGGGCGTGAGGCGGGTGCTGAAGTTGCCAGGCATCTGCGTCTGCCGCTCGCTCAATATCACTTCGTCAGCGCACCACTCTGTGACGCTGCGCCGGTCAATCGGTGCGTAGATCGAGCGGAGGTGTTCGCGGAGAGCTTCGGCGGCGGGGGTCATGGTTCGATGATCCATCCAGCGAAATCTCCAAAGCGGAAAATCTCGGTGGCGGGTTCTATTTCGCGCGGGTTGATCGGTCGCTGGATGCCTCCAAGGGATAGCTCTTTTGCCAATATCTCGCGGGCGTCTACTCCTGCCGCCGTCTTGCCTGCGAGTGCCAGCCGCCAGAGGACCGTGGCGACATAGCCTGTGGCCGGTTCGCACTTGTCGAAAACAATGATCGCCCCGCCTGGCCGGATGCGAGAACGAAGCCGAGCGATAAACTCCCCGCGCTTCGATGGCGGAACAAACATCAAGCACAGGAACAAAACGGCAAGGTCGAAGGGTTGATAATCAAACTCGGCAGCGTCTGCGATGACAAGGCTGCCGGGGCCGCAATAGATTTCCGACATGGCCTCCGAGTTATCGATGGGAATTAGTTCCGCCTTGCGGGCTGTAAGTGTGTCCGCGATAGCGTTCCCGACATTCCCTGTGCTGGCTCCAATATCATACACGCGCCCGCCTTCCGGTATGTAGTGCCGCGCCACATGCGCGACCACTCCCGTCGTGAGGTCATACCACGGAAGTTGCTCGCGCACATGCCGGTCAAAAGCTCCCGCAACATCGGTGGTTTTGAAAGTCCAGTCGGTTGGGATTGTCATAGCTTGCGGAGGATTTCATCACGCACCGTTGCCGCGATGTGCGACATCATGACGGGAGGGACGGCGCGCCCGCAGCGTTCCCATTGCTGCGCGTAGGTTCCACTTAAAATAAAATCGTCGGGGAATCCGCAGATTCGTTTGAGTTCGGCGATGGTGAATTTCCGCTTTTCTGTTGCTGTTCTAATTTCACCAGACCCGCCATGTGCTCCTGAAGCCAATATTGTTGGACATGGACCTGAACTAATTTTTCCCCACTTAGGCTTAAACGCATCATTGCCTATAATCATTTCCGGCTCCAATTCTGCGCCGATAGCATAGCGGGTGATGTCTGTTTCTGGTTCAACTTCATGCTCGGCTTTTACTATCCACGGCAGCGCATCGCGGACGCTGTAGCGATACGCGAGCGGCTTGGGATGAACTGGATCGATGCCGAGGTCTTCACGCACGCCGATAAAAATCGTCCGCTGTCTTGCTTGCGGGACGCCGAGCCATTGCGCGTCGAGGACTTTGCAGCTCACGCGATAGCCGCAGGATTTGAGTTCTTTGAGGATTTCGAGGAAATAGCCTTTTGCGGTTCCTTTGATGAGGCCGCTGACATTTTCAGCGACAAAAGTTTTAGGCTGTAGGCCACGGATGAGCCGAGAATATTCAAAAAACAAGTCGTCTGTCCGTTGCTCCTTGTCGCTGTATTTTTTTACCTTGCCCCATCCGGCTTCGCGTTTCCCTGCGGTAGAGAATGAAGCGCACGGCGGGGAACCGTCGAATAGGTCAAGCTCTCCGGGGTTCAATCCGGTAGCCTTTAGAATGTCCTCGGGTTGAACTTCGCGGATGTCCCTGCCGTCAACGATCGTGTGTGGAGCGGCGTTTGCTTTGTAAGAATCACGGGCTGCGTCGATAAACTCCGAAGCCCATAGCAACTTGAACCCTGCCATGCGGTAGCCTGTAGATGAACCGCCGCACCCGCTGAATGTAGAGGCTGCCGTGAATCCATTCCATGGGAGCGCACGGATTTCCTCCATGCTTGGGACTTTGTAAGGAGGTTTCATTTCGTCTTGCCGCTCCATTCGTATCCGCAGCGCGGGCACTTGTGATCCGTCTCGATACCCTCATCGAATTCTTTGAAGTCGTCAGGAGGCGCGTCTTCTTTTGTTTCGATCAAAAGCTTGTGCAGGTCGGTATCTGAAAAGCCGGTAAGGTCAAAATCGAGATCCGCGTTTTGTGAGAGATCCGCCAGCTCGAGCTTGAGCATTTCCTCATCCCACCCGCCGCCGATCTCGGCGAGGCGGTTGTCGGCGAGGATGTAGGCTCGGCGCTGCGTGTCGCTGAGGTGCGGCGAGGACGCGACCGTGACCGGCGATGATGCCGTTGTCCTTGTCGATGAGGACGGGGTTGTTAAAGCCGAATTCGCGGATGCTCCCGGCGAGCTTGGCGACTTGGCTGGCGTCGTGCTTTTTCGCGTTGCGCGCGTAGGGGATGAGGTCGGAGGTTTTGATGTTTTCGATTTTCATATGGCTTTTCGGATGATGGTCGTGAGGTTGTCGGCCCACTCGGCGAGGGTGGCTTCGATGGTTTTCTGCGGTTGGCCGTGCAGCCGGGTGGCGAGGGTCTTGGGCATGACTTCGAGCAACTGCTTGGCGGCGATGTGCGGACGGCTGGTGATGTCGCGGGCTTCGTCGAAAAAGAGGAGCTTGCGCTCTTGGAGTTGCCAATCTTTGAAATCCTTCTCGGCTTTGACGCGGTTGTTCCGGCTGGAAATGTAAGTGCTGTTGGCCTTGCGGATGTCTTCGATGCTGCCGCCGTTGCGCTTGCAAATGACGAGTTCGTTGTAGCCGACCTTCTCGGCGAGCCGTGCGCGGCGGAGGGATTGGCGCGGCGTGTTGTCTTCGTCGTCCGGCTCGGGTGCGCTGTCGTGAACCGGCGACGGTGGAGGAACTGGCAGAGGCTCGGCAGGCTCTGACACTCTCGGAGGTTCGGCGACCTTTGAGAGTTTCGGCGCCGGGGGCGGTGTGCCGCGTTGCCCACGCTTGGCGCGCGGCGGTGCGTTCGATTCGCGCCACGCCTGGGCGGCGTCCACGCTGGTCGTGGGCATGCCTTTCTTGACGAGGCGGGAGACGACCGACTTGTCGATGCCTAAGGCGTTGCTTAATTCCGTGATGCCCACGGCTTGTGCAACGATGTCAAATTATGCAACGCTCTAAAAAGAAGCGAGCG